CTCCAGCTTTACTAGATCGTTTGATTGGCGTTACTGGACTAACGCAAGCAATCGCTGATTCTGGTTGGTTGGTAATTCACTCCGGTGGCCTGACTCTTCCGAACTTTGAAACACACAACGGAAAGACAGCAAAAGACCGTGCTTTGACCGCTTCAAGGGTGGCAAAGACCAAGAGTAACGCCAAAGGTAACGCTCAGACCGTTACCGAACCGTTAGCTAGAGAAGAGAAGAGAAGAGAAGAGAAGAAAGTAAATACAGAGAGAGAGAGCAGCCCACGCGCTACGCGCCTCTCCCCTGATTTGACTCTCCCTGATGACTGGTCAGATTTCTGCCAAGCCGAACGCCCAGACCTCGACCCTGCCAAGACCTTTGACAAGTTCCGCGACCACTGGACAGCAAAGGCTGGCAAGGACGGCGCAAAGGTGGATTGGCTGGCGACATGGCGCAACTGGGTACGAGCTGAACGCGCAGGCACTGCCACTGCCAAGCCCGCAAAACAAACGAAGTCCTTTGCCCAACAGGAGCGCGAAGCAGGCTGGGCACGTTGGGAAGAAATGACCAACCGAGTTCACCCTGACCGCATCAAGGCCGAGCAGCAAAACGGCCAAGTTATCGACATCACCCCCAAACCTTTGGAGATTGAGCAATGAGCGCAGCCGCAGCCGTTGACCACGTTTTTAACGTCCTAGGAGCTACCTACGGCTCCGCATGGGAGCGCAGTCTAGGCACTGCGCCTATCGCTGATGTGAAGACAGCTTGGGGCTATGCACTGAGCGACTTCTTGCACTCACAAGACGCCAAGCAAGCGATTTTCTGGGGACTGAAGAACCTGCCCGACACAGTGCCAAACCCACGCCAGTTCCGCAGCCTGTGCCAACGCGCACCAAGCAAGGCGCCTGTGATGCTGCCTGCCCCTGTGGTGAATCCTGAGATTGCCGCCAAGGTGCTGAACGGCTTGATGGCAAAGACTTTTGAGAAGGTCGATCACAAGGCTTGGGCGCGAAAGATTTTGGACGACTACGCAGCAGGGATGAAGAAATCCCCAACGGTAGTGCAGATGGCTAAGAACGCACTGAAGGAGGCAGCATGAAGCCAGAGAAAGCCCTCGAACTGGTGACGCGCTACGCCGTCTTGACCAAGGCCATCAAAGACGCAAAGCGCGAGATTGGCGAAAACCTGAGCAACTGCAAAGGCGTATCCGGCAATCGATTGGTTGGCGATCCGTTCCGGCACGTTGAAGTGGACGCAAAGAACCGAGAAATCGACCTGCATCTGGTGCAGTGGTACACGCCAGAACGCACCGAGTTCGACTACGAGTATTTTGAAATAAGCATAGATCAGCAAGAAGAGTGCGCCCATTGCTACGCCGCGCACCTTGCTGTGCAAAAGCGCAAAGCTGCCCGCAAGTCTTTGGGAGCAGTGAAGGCGGCAATGACTCGGAGTGCTGCATGAGCTACTCCGAAGCAGTCTCCATCCTGATTCGCGTACGTGCTGGCGACAAGACGCCAACCCTTGCACAGATCACACAAGCACTGGTTTTGACCGGCGACTTGGATGTTTAAGGGCACGGAATGGCACACGCAACAACTAGCCAAATGGTACGCACACCTAGCAACTCAGCAGGGATGGAGCGAGTACGTCAAGGCTCGATTAATGGAGCTGGAGCCGGAATGGGAAGGGCTGACAGAACTGGCACGGCAGGAATGGAAGAAGTTAAGGGGGGCAAATGAATGAGCTGGAGCTTTTCGCAGGTGCTGGTGGGGGAATTCTTGGGGGGCAGCTCCTTGGACACCGTACCGTCTGCGCCGTTGAATATGACGCATACGCCCGATCAGTTCTATTGGCCCGACAAGCCGACAGAACATTCCCGCCTTTCCCGATTTGGGATGACGTCCGAACCTTTGACGGCAGACCGTGGCGCGGAGTTGTTGACATTGTTTCTGGAGGATTCCCGTGCCAAGACATATCCGTCGCAGGCCGTGGGGATGGATTGGACGGAGAACGTAGCGGACTCTGGCGGGAAATGGCGCGAATCATTGGCGAGGTACGACCCCGATACGCATTCATTGAAAACAGCCCAGCTCTCGTTAATCGAGGACTGGACAGGGTGCTCAGTGACCTTGCCGCGCTCGGGTTTGATGCTCGATGGACAGTGCTGGGAGCTGCCGATGTTGGGGCGCATCACCAGAGAGATCGAATCTGGATTCTTGCCAACTCCCGTAGCAACGGACGCAGGGAGCGGCAGATTCAACACATCGGTGGGGGGCAAACCACGCCCGACGCTGGCGCTGATGGCTCGCAAGGACTTGTGGCCAACACCAAATGCAATGCTGGCGACAAGCGACCTGAATTTTCAGGTGAGCGGAGACGGAAGGAAGAAACCCAACAAATTGGGGTGGGCGGTGGCGCAAAAGATGTGGCCTACACCTACAGCGCACAACGCCAAAGAAACCAACGCGCCTTCGGAGGCCCAACGCAATACACCAACACTGGCGGCGCAAGCTGGTGGTCAACTGAACCCGAATTGGGTCGAACAACTGATGGGATGGCCCATAGGACACACCGACTTAAAGCCATTGGGAACGGACAAGTCCCCCAATGCCGTGCAGCAGCCTGGCGAATGCTTGGAGGTGTCTGAATGAAACCTCGCATCACATTAGCAAGTGCCTGGACTGATTGCGGCTGGCGCTATGAGTGGTGGACTTGCTCCATCCCCAACGATGAGACGGTAGGTTTTGGGCCATCTAAGCAGTGCGCCTATATCGACTGGCTGGCAAAGCGGGGTGGCGCATGAACATCACGCTTGACCTATTCAACCCACAGCAAGCCGGTGTTGTGATGAAGAACATCTGGCCCGAGGTCAAAGCGCATTTGATGGCCGGTACTCGCTTGCAACTGTCCGTCAAAGGCCAGCGCCGCAGTAACCCGCAAAACCGCCGCTACTGGGGCCAAGGCGTACTAGCCCAGATCGCAGCGCAAGCAGTCGTAAACGGCAAGCAGTTCAGCGCTGAGACATGGCACGAACAGTTCAAGCGCATGTTCATCGGCTTTGACGAACTGCCTAACGGCCAAGTCATCGGCAAGAGCAGCACAAAGCTGACTAAGGCCGAGTTTTCCGAGTTTTGCCAAAAGGTAGAGGCATATGCAGCTACTGAGCTTGGCGTGGTGTTTTTTGATTTACCAAAGGAGTGAGCATGTTCAAAGTCCCATCAATTAAGCAATGGATTCTGAAAAAGCGGCTTTGTCGTGCTGCGGCATTGCTTGGCTCTGTCGGCTTGAGCGTGGTGAAGTTTCGTGAGGTGGCCGGAACGATTTACATCGAAAAGCAAACCGGCGAATTGTTGAAGCTCTCCCGCAAATGAAGCGCTCTCTCTGTCCCCACTGCCGCAAGCGCCTAGAAGAAGGCCAGCGCATCCACCCTGGCTGCATAGACGGTTACGCAACTGCCCAAGCCGCAAAGCTAGAGCGCGAGGAATGGAAGCGCAGCCGCGAAGCAATCAGGGCTGAGAAGGCCGAAGACCGTAAGAAGCGTGTAGCCATGAAAAGCCGCGCCGATTGGCTGGCCGAGGCCAAGAAGCTACTCCAACGCCGCCGCCGCCTTGAAGAACTGGCAAAGGGCAAGGGCTGCATGAGCTGTGGCCGCAGTCAATCCGAGGTCATGGGGACTGACGGATGGAAGCCAGGAGGCGCGTGGGATGGCGGGCACTTCATGAGCAAGGGTGCACGGCCTGAACTAGCCCTAGAGCCACTGAACATTTGGCTGCAATGCAAGTCCTGCAACGGCGGGTCAGGCAAGTACGCACGCAAGGGCTACACGGTGGGCGTGAGCTTTGAAGCGAATTTGAGGGCAGAACAGGGTGACGCGCTGGTGGACTGGCTCAAAGGTCCGCACGACCTCAAGCATTACAGCGTGGATGACCTGATCGCCATTTGTGCAAGCGAGAAATTGAAATTGAAGGAGCTACAGCAATGAGCGAAGTAAACGAGGCAGTTCTTACTGCAGTGAACAAGTGGTTATCTATTAACCCCGTTCTTGATGGAAAAACTGGAAAGAAGGTCATTTTGCAAGCAGACCCCGTAAACCACCCAAAGCACTACACCAACCACCCCTCGGGCATTGAGTGCATTCAGATCACTGAACACATGGGCTTCAACCTTGGCAACGCCATTAAGTACATCTGGCGCGCAGACCTGAAGGCAGACGCCATCGAGGACTTGAAGAAGTCGGTTTGGTACATCCAGCGCGAGATTGCAAAGCGGGAGGGCAAATGAAGCGTGCAGAGGCATTCCGTCGCCGCCTATTAGACCAAGGCCGCATCAATGAAGAAAAGGTAGTCCGTCAAGCAATCAACCTGATGAAAAAGGACATCAAAGAAATCATGAAGGGGAAGAAATGAAGCACGAAATTGTTTACCGCGCAATCTGCCAAGGACTCAAGAGCCGCAAGGAAATCAGCTACTCCACCGGCCTGAACCGTCACCAGATCGGATGTGCCATCACCTATTTAGCCAGCTTGGGAAGGATTGAATCTGATGGGCAGATCAAGAACGCGCAGGGAAAGATGGAAGCGCTGTGGACGGTAGCTACACCGAAGCCGCCGAGCATCTTTGCAGGGGCTAACTCAATTTTTAACTTGGCAGCTTAAGGAGGGGATATGAACGAAAAACTGTTAAACACTTTGATTGCGTTTTTTATTTTGCTGATTCTTGCGGCAATCGCCATGCCTCTATTTGGCTTCAAAAGCAAGACTGAAACCGAATTTACAGAGGCTTGCCAGAAGGTAGGCGGAACACCCGTTTGGGATCGCAAGCAATGGCAATGCCTTAAATAAGCCATCCCTCCCGCCCATACACCCGCATCAATCACTACTTAAGCAGGGGCAAGACATGAACTTCAACCGACCACTAGGGCCGTTTGCAATCCTCTACAAGACGCCAGAGATGCAAAAGCCGCCTATCTTCGAGATGCCTAACTTCAAGTGCATGAGTCGTGAAGATGCCAACCGGATACGCATGCGGGATTGGTACTGGGCAAAGAAGGCAGGTTTTAAGCACTTGTCTGATTACTACAGGGACAAGGTTGAGAGTTCACTTGCAGCACATGGAAAGGTTAAATGGGAATGACGCCAAAACAAGAACTATTCGTGCGGGAATACCTCGTTGATCTAAACGCAACGCAGGCCGCTATTCGTGCTGGCTATGCGCCTAATCGTGCTGATGCCATGGGTTATGAGAACCTGAGAAAACCAGAGATAGCCGAAGCGGTGCAATCAGCAATGAATGCACGCGCCAAAAAGGTGCAACTTACAGCCGAGGATGTGCTTAGGGACATCAATTTGGTGAAAGATGACGCTATGCAGTTGACTACTGATAAGGATGGCAATCGAAGCATGGCAAACCATGCCGCAGCTTTGAAGGCGCTAGAGCTTCAGGGCAAGCACCTCAAGATGTTCACAGAGAAGCATGAGCTAACCGGCAAGGATGGCGAGCCAATCAAGACTGAAAGCACCGTCACTCTGACCGCTGAAGAAGCCTATAAGAGGATGCTCAATGGCGGCTGATTGGAAACCAAACTACGAGGCTGAGTACCTCAAGCGTGCAGAGCGTCTGAAGCGCATACGCGAAGAACCTGCCATTTTGGAGGGCTTGAAAGAGTATTACAAAGACCATCCGGCAGAGTTCATATGCGAATGGGGCGTTACCTTTGACCCTCGTAATGCAGAGGTTGGTTTACCTACAACCATGCCTTTCCTCTTGTTCCCCAAACAAGCCGATTTCATTAACTGGCTGCGTGATCGCTGGCTAGGGCGTGAGGATGGACTAGCAGAGAAGTCTCGGGATATGGGCGTTTCGTGGCTTTGCGTGGGCTTTGCCGTGTGGATGTTCTTGTTTCATCCTGGCACTGTGGCAGGCTTCGGGAGCCGGAAAGAAGAATATGTAGACAAGCTGGGCGACCCCAAATCGCTGTTTTGGAAGATTCGCCAGTTCATCAACCTTTTGCCGGTGGAGTTTCGGCCTAAAGGCTGGGACCAGAAGAAGCACGCGCCATTCATGAACATCGTGAACCCTGAGAACGGGGCCGCGATTGTGGGCGAAGCTGGCGACAACATCGGGCGAGGCAACCGAACCAGCATTTATTTCAAAGACGAATCAGCGTTTTATGAACGGGCTGAATCGATTGACGCCGCCTTGTCTCAAACCTCAAACTGCAAGATAGACATATCGACGCCCAACGGCAACGGCAACCCGTTTTTTAGAAAGCGGCACGGCGGCAAGATCAAGATATTCACATTCCACTGGCGCGATGACCCACGCAAGGGGCCGGAATGGTACGCAAAGCAGCAAAACGACTTGGACCCCGTTGTATTGGCTCAAGAGGTTGACATTGACTACAACGCTAGTACATGCGACGCATGGATAAGCGGCGAACTGATTGAAGCCGCACAGCGCAAAGGACCGGCAGACGTGGAGGTAAATGGGCCGTGGGCTATTGGTGTGGACGCTGCGCACATGGGAGACGATGAAAGCGTTATCACTAAGCGCCGAGGGCTTCTGACCTTGCCGCAGATCAGCAAGCGCAAGCTAGACGGGCCTGAACTGGCTGGAGCTGTAGAGGAAGAATGTCGCACACTGGAAGAAGCTGGAGGAATCATCGGCTCTATCGTCATTGAGCTTGATGGCCCCGGCGTTAGTGCTTACGACGCACTAAAGCGCGGCAAATGGGCCTCTGCTGTGGTGGGTGTTCATACGGGAACAAGGCTCTCAGATGACCGGAACTACAACCTCAAGGCGAAGCTATGGCGAAAGGCGTTGGAGTACCTGAAGCGCGGCGGCAACTCCATGCCAATAGACTCCGAGACTAAATCCCAGCTCAGTTCATACCGTTACAGCTATCGGGACGGATTGCTATTGATGGAGGCAAAGAAGGATTACAAGAAGCGCCTAGGCAAATCGCCTGACCGTGCCGACTCTTGGATTCTGACCTTTGCTGACATGCCGATGAAGGCGCAACACGATTACACGAAATCAGCAGCTCAGGGGAGGGTTATCTAGTTTCTGTAAAAAACGATTAGCCTAAGGGCCTTCGCAACGTTGGGAAACGTCCGATGCCCTTATTTATGAGCCTGTCATGAGCGACGTTCTTAGCGACGCTCAGAAATTGTTTACCGAATCGCTTGATGCGATGCGGGAACAGCGCATTCAAATCGAGCAGGATTTGAAGTTTTCCGACCCTTCCGACCCGCAACAGTGGGACGAATCGGTAAAGCTGGCGCGTGAGAGCGACCCTGGCGGCAAGCGTCCTTGCTTGGTAATGGACCAAGTTGGGCAGTATGTCGCTAACGTGGCAGGCCAGATCGAGAAGCAGCCCCCGTCCATTCACGCAATTCCTGTGGGTGGTGGGGCTGACAAGAAAGCCGCAGAACAGATTGATGGCCGCTTCAGGCACATCGAACACGCTTCCAGAGCATCACAACACTACGCCCGAGCATTGACCAGCGCAGCCCGTACAGGGGTGGGTTATCTCGTTGTGCGTCCGGTGTATGTAGATCGTGCGCTAGGCTGGCAAGAACCCCGCATTAGCTCAGAGCCTGACCCGCTAAAGGTCATTTTTGACCCTTGGAGCGTGGAGACTGATGGCAGTGATGGCACGTTTGGCTATCTGCTCACCAGCATGAGCATTCCCACGTTCAATGCGCAGTGGAAAGGCTTAGACCCGCTGGATTTTGGAGATACAGAGGGAAGCCGACGCGAGCAAAACCGCAAGTCTGTTCTCATTGCCGAGCAGTGGTATCAAGAGCAGAAAACCCGCAATATCGTTGTCTATTACGACTTGAACGGGCAGGAGACTTCAGGCACTGAGGACGAATATCACGCTGCGAGCATGGCCGCAGGCGTACAGCTTGAGTACATCCGCAACTACTCGGACAAATACAACTGCGTCAAATGGCGTCGTATGTCTGGCGCTGATGTGCTAGAGGAATCTGAGTATCCCTCCGACTCTATCGGTATCGTGCCGGTTTATGGCTATGTAGGTTTCTCTGATGGCCGCATGCGCTATTGCGGTATGCCACGACGCGCAAGGGCACCGCAACAAGCCTACAACTACCATATCAGCGAGCAGCTAGCCTACATCGGCACCATGCCAAAGGCACCTTGGCTGGTGAGCAAACGCGCAGCCGCTGGGGTGGAGACGCTGTGGGATAAGGCTTCGTCCGAGTCTCGCGCATGGCTCCCGTACAACGACATTGACGAAATCGGCGCAATCAACGTGCCTAGCCGTGTCAATGCTTCGTCCAACGCAGTCAACCATGAGGCAGGAGCAGCGCAGGCACTACGAGACATTCAGGCGTCGCTTGGTATGTATCAGGCCAATTTAGGCGCACAGAGCAACGAGACCAGCGGCGTAGCTATTGAGTCACGCAAGCAGCAAGGCGAAGCATCTACAGCGCATTTCCCCTCACACATGGCCGCAAGCCTTGGGCAAGTCGGCAAGATCGTGATGGAGATGGACGCCCGTTTGTCTGACACGCAGCGCAAACAGCCAATCATGGGTGTCGATGGCGCGTCTGGGTCTGTGATGGTCAACCCCAAGCAGGAAACCAGCTTCGAGCGCAGTCCTGAAGGTGTGAGCATTAACCCGAGTGTCGGCAAATACTCCGTCCGTGTGGTGGTTGGTGCAAGCTACAGCACACAGCGCACCCAGACTAATGCAGCGTTTGGCGAAATCATGCGCGGTAATCCTGAGCTGGCCCCGACTGTTGCACCTTTCTGGGCGCAGACGCTGGATTTCCCCGGCTCAGACAAGTTCGCCCAAGCTATGGCAGCAATGGCACCGCCTCCGGTTAAAGCTATTTTGCAACCCGAAGGCAGCGACGATGCACCAGACCCCGCAGCACTTGCCCAGCAGGTCAAGCAATTGCAGGAAGCATTGCAAGAGGCTATTCAACACGCTCACGAAGCACAGCAAGACGCAGACGAAGCCGAGCAGAAGGCTAACGAAGCGGAACGCATGGCGAAGGTGAAAGAGGAAGCACTCGAAATCGATTGGTACAAGGCCGAGACAGACCGCCTGAAGGTTACCGGCGCAAACGTTGACCAGATTGAAGCCGTAGTGGGCGACCTCATCAACAAGATGCTGACCAGCGAGCAACCGCTAGGCGATGAACAGCCTATGCCGCAAGACCCGCAAGCATGGCAGGGCGGTTTGCCCATGGAGCAACCAGAGGAAGCCGCAGAGCCTTTGCCTGAGTACCAAGAGCCTGAAGGCTTGCCCGAATACCCCGAATCACCGGAGCCAATGCAATGACCGCACTAGCGCAGAACACATCCACCACCATTACGCTTCAAGATGGCGGCTTGGTGAACATCTCTACCAATGGTGGCATCGCTTCGGTGACTGCTACGCCAACGGGTGGAGCGGCACAGTCTCAGAACTTGGGGCCGCTTCCAACGCGCCTAACCGTTGGGCCATTTGCGGAAGGTGGCACGGTAACGATATTCAACCAGACAGCCGTTTTAGACTATGACCGGCCTTATGGAAACGTCGCTACTTACTCCGTAGATTCAAGCGGTAAGGCTACGGGCTTGGTTGGGCCTACAGGTGAGGCGATTAGCTTAGGTGGCGCTCGCGTCCGTTCTTCCACCTATTTCGCCCTGCGTTCAATGGATGGCGGTGACTGGCGTCAAACCGACGCAAGCAGCACACCTATCGTCGTCACCAGCGTCACCGACATGAATAGCTGCAATCCATATCGGGTTGTGCGTCGTGCGGGTCGCTTCCGTGCAGTCTGGACGAATGGAACAGGCGGCGCAAGTGTGGCGGCTATCCGCATCAAGGCCACGGTGGAAGTGCCGGTCAAAAACGGCTCCGGCACATTAATCATCCCCTTGCAGTTCAACTCGCAAGACACCGTGGATTTGCCTGCCAACGCTGGCCGCATCGTTTATAGCGACTGGGTGACATATCCGCTAGAGCCCAATGATCTGGTTGTTGTAAAAGGCTATTACGTGGCACCCGCTGGCGGCGCTTTCAACGCCCTGACAGTGTTCCACGGCTCCGATGGCACAACCAACCCCGCAGGTGCTTTCAGCTCGGCACGGGTGAATACTGCAACAGACTCTACCGGCGTTGCATATCTCAGCGGTACATGGGCAAGCGCCAACTTTGCGGGCAGCTTCAAAGAAATCGGCATCGAAACTGATTCTTTTATCCCCAATCAACTCACAACCGTTGACCTCTGGGGCGATTCCATCATTGCAGGGACTAGCACAACTTACATTCAGCGCACTTTGAAGGCGTTGAATATTCCCTATGCCAGCTTCGGCCTGTCTGGTTCAAGTCAGGTAACGCTGCCAGCTTCTGCGCTGGCTCGCATGAACTTGGCGCGGGGTGATATTGCTTTCTGCAATCACGGTCACAACTCCATTGGCAGCACAGCAGCACTTGGCAACGTGTGGAAGATGCTCCGTCAGCTTGGATACCGCAAGATTATTCAAACACTGATTACCGAAGATTTCAGCTCTACGGACTCTTACGCAACCACAGCCAACCAGACCCGATTGACGGACGCCACAGCCATGAATGCATACATCTTGGCAAACAAGGGTGTTGGCGATGGGCCGGACGCAGTGTGGGACATTCCTTCGATTGCACAGCCCGGCCGCAAGTGGGTTCCATTGTGGACAACAGACGGTATCCACCCAAGCTCTACGGGTGAGGCGGGTATAGATGCTGGCATCCGTGCTGCTGGCTGGCAGTCTGATCTGACCTAACTCCATCCCCTCAGCACAAAGATTCCACGCTAATCACCTAGCTAACCGCGAACGCTGTAAAGCGCCGCTGCCCTCCCTGGTGACTTGAGAGAGTGCAAAGACTATAGGAGTCCTCTGTGACCACTGAAGAACTGAGCATTGCCAACACCGAACCAGCGGCAAGCCCTGAACCCGAAACAACCCAAGTTGAAGGCGCAGAGGTCGAATCTGGCACGGAAGAACAAGCGGAAGAAGCAAAAGAGCAGAAGCCGGAAAAGACGCCGGAAGAAAAAGAACGTGAGCGGGAGCGTAACCGCTTGCAGCGCGGCATTGACCGACGCACACGCCAGCTAGCAGAGGCTCGCGCAGAGGCTGCACTGCTACGGGAGCAATTGACCCGAGGCGTAAAAAATCCCAACAATCAAGACACGACAGACGACAGCGAACCTCTGACGCTGACTAAGGCCGAACTTGCGGAATTTGTCAAAGCTGAAGCTGCAAAGCTCGCACCGACTATTCAAAGCGAACAAGCCGAAGTTCAGCGTCGTCAGGGTGTGATTACGTCGCTTGAGAAAACGTGGGGTAAAGAAAGATTCGATGAAGTTTCGTCCGATTTGGATGAAGCATTTGGAGGACTCACAGACCGTAGCGGCAGGCCCAAGCCAGCCATTGAAGCGGTTTTTGAAGCTGAAGAACCTGCAAAGGTCATTGAGTATTTGGCAGACCCCGACAACGCCGACGAAGCAGAAGCCATTGCACGTATGAGCGCAGTTCAAGCAGGGCGAGCAATCGCAAAACTTGAATCAAAACTCAGCACCGCAAAGCCCAAGCCCAAAACGGAAGTGTCAAAAGCACCTGCACCGCTTGAGACTGTGCGCGGCTCTGGTGGCGTGGCTTCTACGCCTAGCCCAACAGATACCAAAGCATGGATTAAGTGGCGCAATGAACAGGAGCGCAAAGGGCTCTAAAACGGTTTTTCGATCAATCACTTAACGCTGAGAAGCGCTGGAGAAATACATGCCAAACGCATTAGTTACCTCGTCCGTAGTGACGAATGAAGTACTTCGAATCGCCCACAATGCATCTGCATTCTTGGGCAACATGAACACCGACTACGACGACAAATGGCAGGGCCAATACAAGCCCGGTCAGACTGTTAACGCACGTCGCCCCGTTCAATTCACACACCGCACCGGCTCCACTGCGAACATTCAGGACGTCACTGAATCTAGCGTGCCCGTCACCGTTCAGCCTGAATTGGGTATTGACTTTGCTGTCAGTTCCAATGAATTGGCTTTGTCGGTTGGCTCTAACGGCAACGTGTCCAAAGAGTTCAAAGAGCGCTATCTGAAGCCTGCCGGTTTGAAGATTGCCGCAATCTTGGACTACAACATTGCGACCATCATCAAGAACGCTTCACACCAGATGGTTGGTACTCCTGGCACTCCCCCCAGCTCGATTACCGACATTCTGAATGCTCAGGTTCCCCTTGATCGCATGAGCGTTCCCCGCGACGGTAACCGCATCGCTGCTCTGGAACCAGGCGCTAACGCTTCCGTGGTGGCTGGCTTGGCTACTCTGTTCAACAACCAGCAACTGCTGGGCGAACAGTACAAAACCGGCGTGCTGAAAACGTCTCTGGGCTTGGACTTCGCCATGTCTCAGAACGTGCCTTCGCACACAGTCGGCCCATTGGGTGGCACTCCGTTGATTAACGGCGCTAACCAAGGTCTGATTAACTCCGGCGCTACTGACAACCCCTATGCAGCCACTACCTCTCTGGTGACTGACGGTTGGACTGCTGCTGCGGCTGCTCGCTTGAACCAAGGCGACACATTCACCATCGCAGGCGTGTTCTCTGTCAACCCAGAGACCAAGGCTTCTACCGGTGTGTTGCAGCAGTTCGTTGTGGTTGGTCCTACAGCTTCCGCACCTGGCACCGTGTCCTCCGATGCTTCGGGCAATGCGACTTTCGCAATCAGCCCTGCAATCATCGCTGGCGGTGCTTTCCAGAACGTGACTGCTCGCCCTGCCGATAACGCAGCGATCACCATCACCTCCGGCGCTGCAAACCAGACCTACACCAACAACCTGATTTGGCACCGTGACGCCGTGACTTTCGTATCTCCGAAGCAAGAACTGCCCGGCGGTATGGACATGGCTTACCAAGCCAGCCTTGCGGATGAAGGTTCTATCAGCTTGCGCTTCGTGCGCGGCTTCGATGTGACCAACAACCGCTTTATCAGCCGTTTCGACGTGTTGTGGGGCGCTGCTGTGACTCTGCCGAACTTCGTCGTGAGACGTACGAATTAAATCGGCTTATGCGCTGGCCTTGGGTTTACCTCTTGGCTGGCGCATTGATGGGGTGGTGAGTGCAAGCAAAGGCTCCCATCCCATTTTGGTAACTCGGTGATAAACAGAATGATAGTTAACGCCAAAATGATTCGCCCAGTCTTTCAATATCTTTGTCTCTCCATCAATGGTGACAAAAATATTGTTGCGCCTGTTTCGCATCTGTTGGCCTTTGGTAGACCATTTGCAGTTACTTGGTTCGTATCCCTTGTTGTTGTCTATGCGATCAAGCTGCAATCCATCCTCATAGCTCTCGCTCATATCGGCATGAAACTTCTCAAGGTCATGCCAGCGTTTGCAAACAGTAATGCTGCGAGCGCCGTAATCAGCAAACCTCGGATTGCTTGGATTTTCGCAACGGTCAAGCATGTGTCTCCATACGCGATACAAAGGGGACGACCAGAAGCCGTGTTTCGTGGTGTCCTCTCTGTTCTTGCATCCGCAGCTTCTGGTTGTACCTATTTGAATCGAACCAAGCTGCGTCATTTTTATGTTTCCACAGTCGCACTGATAAACAGCGCGATAGTGATAGCCGGTAGGTTTTTTCCCAGTGGCAAGGATGACTATTCGTCCAAATCTATCCCCGGCTTTAACCGTTGCACATTCATGCGGAATCAATCCATAGTCTGAGAGTTTCATTTAATTAATCCATAAATAATGGTTAACTAATTTTACTATTTTAAGGAAAAATTGCAATGTATCCCTTGTCTGTCCAACTCCCTGAACCCCAAATCGGTTTTGCAGTGGCTAACGACGAAGCCGAACACAAGGCATTGACAGAGGCCGGTTATCTGCCTGCCTACGTCGCACCGGCTAAAGGTAAGAAAGCTGCTCCCGTAGAAGCCTCGGAGTAATCCGTGAAGGCTATAGAGATCATTCAAGACGCTTTTGAGCGTTGCAACCGTCTCAGCCCCGGCGAAACGTTGGGCGCTGATGATGTGGCGCTTGGCATGCGTCGCCTTAACTTGCTGGTGGATGAACTCTCAGGACAGAACATCTATCTGTTCTTGAATACGCTTACCAGCAACCCACAAAGCGGGCATATCACGCTAGGGATTGGTGCATGGGCTTCTGTGCCTCAAGGTGAAGAAGTAATTAGCGCCACGGCTGACAACATGGCTATGTTGCCGATCACCATGAAGCAGTTTAACGAGCTGTATCAGCCCACCTCTACCGGACGCCCTACCGTGTGGGCACAAGACGGGCTAGGCACTGTTTACCTTTGGCCTGTACCCACCGGACACACCATCAAGATTCAGACTCGCGGCACCGTGGCCGAGTTCGTAGACGAGACTACAGACTACATCGCACCGGCTGGCTACAAGTCGGCATTGGGCGCTGCTCTGGCTGTGCGTATCGCTCCAAACGTACTCGGCGCGGTTCCTGCCGCATTGGAAAAGGCGGAGCGCGATTTGATGGGCAACATCAGCAAGTATTCGCCCCAGATCATCCATACCAGCTCTTACACCGGCAACCGTGGCTACTTCCCTCCGAGGTTGTTCTAAATGGCTGGTAACAACGTTGTTTCGGCGATTGGCCCTTCATACCATCTGGATGACAGAAAGGCGGCGTGTCAGACCGCTGTCAATATGTATCTGGAGGCGATTGAGAGCAACGGCGAACCGCGCGCACTCAATCAGGTAAGCGCCCCCGGCTTGACTTTGTTTACCTACCTTGGTGCAGAGATTCGCTGCCAGCGTATGGCCTTCGGGCGCTGGTTTGTCGTGGCTGGTAACACTCTGTATGAGATGGTTTCCGGCGCTCCGGTAAGCCGTGGCACTTTGCTCACATCCAGCGGCACAGTGTGGATGAGCAACAACGACACACAGCTTGCAATCACTGACGGTGCAAACCTGCATGTCATGGTGTTGGCGACTAACGTGATCTCGCGGGTAACGGTACCTGGCTGGCGCGGCACCATCGACATGCACGAATTGGACGGATATACGCTCTTTGTAGCGCCTGACTCCGATCAGTTCTACATATCGGCAAACGGCGACACGACAACTCTAGACCCGCTCGACTTCAGCAGTGCAGACGCATTGCCCGACAACATCGTTGCCCATAAGGTGCTGCATCGTGAGTGGTTCCTCTTTGGCGTCTATAGCGCTGAAGTGTGGGTGAACTCGGGGGACTCTACGTTTCCTTTTGCTCGCTATAACTCCGTCACCCTTGATGTGGGGTGTGTGGGCAAAGACGCTGCAATCGTTGCTGCTGACTCTATTTATTGGGTTGGGCAGACCCGTAACGGTGCGGGAATCGTCTACACCTTGAACGGCCATTCGCCCGCTCGGGTAAGCACTCGCGCTATTGAGCAAGCTCTTGCAAAAGCTGATTTGGCAAGCGTAAAAATGTGGTCTTATCAGGTGGATGGACATGAGTTCATTGCCATCAATGCGGTAGGCATGGCTACGACCTTGGTTTTTGACGCAGCGACACAGCAATGGCATGAACGCGCTGAATGGCTGGATGGCTGGTTTCCCCTTCGGGTAAATAGCGTGTGCTTTGCAAACGGTGTGCATTACGCAGGCGACGCCCGAGGCAATTTGTATGCCATGAGCCAAACGGCCTATGCATACGGCAATGACCCGATGGTGAGGGAGCGCACATGGCCGCACATGACACAGCAGAGCATGGAGCCAATTAGCTTCTTTGGCCTTGAGTTGGGATGCACTACGGGATATGGGGGCAATGTGACCTTGCAGATTTCCAACGATGGCGGCTACACCTTCGGGCCTCCCCTGCTGAAGTCTTTGGGAGCTATTGGCCGATTCATGCAGCGGGTGCGCTGGAATAGCTTGGGCACTGCTCGGGATAGGGTTTTCAGGATTCGCTGCTCTGATGCGGTTCCTTTCAACATCCACGCAGCTACGGTGGTGACATGACCACACTTTCACTGCCTAAAGCGGCGCGGGTTCCTATCGGGCGTGTTGGTGGTCAATCTGTGGAGCTGTCTACGGAGTGGCAAAGGTTCTTTGAGGTGATGAATGAACGCGCCGGAAACATGACCGGCACTGCGCAGGATGTACCTATTGCGGTTCCTTTGCTCAATAGCTGGGCGAACTTTGGCGCTCCTTATGGGGCGGTGAGCTATTACCGCGATCAGTTCGGAGTGGTTCGATTGTCTGGAGTGATGAAGTCGGGCGCTATCGGTTCCGTAGCGTTCAACCTTCCGGCCAACTGCCGACCCGCTAACACGATGCGTTTTGCCGTGGAGAGCAATGGTGCTTTTGGTTATGTGACGGTAAACGCTGCGGGTGATGTAGTCCCTGCCGGTGGGTCGAATGTGATTTTTTCCCTTGATGGGGTGTCTTTTATGGTGGCGCAATGACTGACGTACAGCTATCAATGCGGGAGAAGGTGGAGAGGCTAGAGCAGTCCATGCTTGACCTTCCGCAGATCGCTTGCCCTGTTCGGCATTACTTCGCACCCGGCTTGTACGCCCGAGAAATCACCATCCCCAAAGGCGCAACCGTCACCGGAGCAGTTCATAAGACTGAGCACCTAGTGATTGTGTCCATGGGGCGGCTTCAGGTCATGACCGATGACGGAAGCAAGGAAGTGTGTGCCGGTGAGGTGTTTACCTGCCGTGCGGGTATGAAAAACGCAGTCTATGCAATCGAGGATTCGCGGTGGACAAACTTTGTCCCCAATCCAAGCAACGAGCAAGACCCTGACAAGCTCACAGAGATATTTACAGAGTCCAAGGCATCGGAGCTGCTGGGCGGTCCAGATAACAAGCAGCTCGCTTGCAACTTATTGAAAGGGGTTTGATATGTCATGGGGTGTAACAGCAACATTTGCAGCGGCGGCTATTGGCGCCGATGGAGCGCAAAAAGCAGCAAACACGCAAGCTGGTGCGACTGGCTCGGCCATCGCGGAGCAGCGCAGGCAGTACGACACGACACGCGCAGACTATGCTCCTTATCGTGAAGCGGGCGTAAAGGCTCTGGGGCAGTATCAAACGGAGATGGACGCCCCCATAAACACTGCTGACGTGATGAGCGATCAGGGCTATCAGTTCGGACTCACTCAAGGGCAAACAGCACTAGACCGTAAAGCGGCGGCGGCTGGTGGGCGTGTATCGGGTGCGGCTCTCAAGGCAGCGGCTCAGTACGGCAACGACTACGCAACGACCAAATATGACGCAGCGTATGCCCGACGCAGTGACCGCCTGAATCGCTTGGCTGCTCTGGCTGAGATTGGTCAATCTGCTACGGCTGGCACCGCCTCTGCGGGCACCAACTCTGCAAACAATACATCCAGCCTGATTAGCTCGCAAAGTAACGCCTCCGGTGCTGCGTCTATGGCTCAGGGAAACATTTGGGGTAAGGCGCTCAATAGTGCGGCGGCTGCTTGGCAGAAACAAGCTCAAACACCAAAAACCGCTTAAGGGGAAATCATGGCAGCAGATGCAGGAATTTTTCAGCAGTACCTACAGCCGATCAAATCTGTAGCGGATTACCGCGCCGGATTGGATGCGCAAGAACAGAACGCGCTTCAGCTTGCGGCAAGTCGTATGCAAGCCCAGCAAGCACAACAAGACTTCGCGGACGGTCAAACGCTGCGCACAGCAACTATGGAAGCGGCTGGCGACCAAAACGCGCTTGTCAAGGCATTGAACGCTAAAGGCTTATACAAGCAAGCGCAGGCTATTCAGGCCAACATCCAAAGCACTGAAAAGACAGCCGCAGAGATTGCCGCATCCAAAGCAAAGGCCGGAGCCTCTACTGCTCAGACCGAAGCGGCAAAGTACGAACTAGAGCAGAAGAAGCGCACAGCAGCAGCTACACGCATGGCAACATTTAAGACGCCTGAAGAAGCCTTGGCCGACCTGCAAGCAAAGATTCAAAGCGGCGAAGTCACGCCAGAGCAGGGCGACCAGCTCGCGCAATCCATCCCACGCGACCCCGCACAGTTTGGGCAATGGCAGCTTGGACATCTGCGAAGCCTGCTAACGCCTCAGCAATTGATTGAACAAGGCACAGCCAAACCGGTTGCGGAGTCTGACGGACAAGTTAAGTTCTATCGGGACATGAACCCCAACAGCCCGACCTATGGCAAGGTTGTAGACGGTACAAAGCTGCAACTGCAAGCAAGTCCTGAAGCTGTAATGACTGACGCACGTACACGCTCCGAAGGTGCTGCTGGTCGTGCAGTGACTATGCGCGGCCAAGACCTTGTTAATGCTCGCGCTGGTGAGGCCCTTACGTTTGAAAAGACAAAAGAAGCGAACAAGACAGGTGCAGACAAAGCATCCCATGCAACAGAAGGCGAGCGCAAAGCCGCAACGCTCTTGCAACGCATGCAAAGCTCAGAGGCGCAACTTGAAGCCGCTTTAAAGCTAGACCCCAACGCAGCAAAACCCGCGCTTGTCCCTCAAGGGCTGAACGCTATCGGAATGAACACCACTGCGAACGCACTTACTCCTGAAAACCGTCAGAAGGTAGAGGCCGCGCAGTTGGACATTCTGGACGCTGCCTTGACGCTTGGCACTGGCGCTGCTTACACCAAGGAGCAGTTGGAGGGCTATCGGAAATCGTACTTCCCTCAGATTGGTGACAAGCCAAACACCATCAAGGACAAGCAAGACCGCCTAAACAACGTTTTGGCTGCTGCTCGGATTGCTGCTGGCCGTGCTGCTGGTCAAGTCACTGCACCGGCACCAGCAGAAAAGACAAGCATAGCCTCAAAGAACGCCAAAGGCTGGACATTGCACACTGACGCGCAAGGCAATAAAGCCTATGTAAGCCCAGACGGTAAATCATTTGAAGAGGTGCGCTAATGCCTTTTGATCTTGCAACCGCAAAGCCTGCCGCCGCTCCAAAGTCGGGCGGTTTTGATCTTTCGTCTGCCAAGCCGGTGGATGCTGTACCAGAGGACAAAGGAACACTTGAAACGATTGGCGCAGCCCTCGGCAAGGCTACCGGCGACACAGTGCTAGGCGCTCAGAAGCTGGTGGGCATGGGTGTTAAGAAGCTGGGCGGCGTTGGTAGCGAACCCAAGCTGTCTGACTTGATCGTAGGCAAAAAGCAGAACATGGTGGAGCGTGCCGGTCAGTGGCTGATTGATGACGCTGACCAAGGCAAGGCCAAACTTGCAGCCGAAAACCAGCCATTCAAAGATGCCAATCCCATCACCAGCGGCGTGGCTGAAGTAGGCGGGCAAGTCCTGACAACTCTGCCCGTTGGTGGCTTGTTGGCTAAAGGCATGTCTGCGGCTGCTCCAGCAGTGGTGAAACTTGCCCCAAGTGCTGCGCCTGCTTTTAATGCGCTGACTCGGGCGGTGGGAACATCCGGCATGACAACCGGCGTGAAGGTTGCCCCTGGCATTCTTCCGGCTGCTCAGAACTTGGCGACTCGCGCTGTAGGTGGCGGCATTACCGGCGCAACATCTTCTGCATTGCTTGATCCCAGTAGTGCAGATACTGGCTTCATGATTGGTGCAGGCTTGCCCGTAGTCGCTCAAGGTGCAGGCAAGGTTGCAAACTCTTTGGGCAAGGTTCTCCGAGGCCCAGAGGTTGCGCCAGAAATGCAAGCCGCAATCAAGAGCGCAGTTGATGCTGGTTATGTCATCCCCCCGACTCAGGCAAAACCAACGCTGATTAACCGCTTGATGGAAGGCTTGGCCGGAAAGATCACCACAGCGCAGAACGCAAGTGCCAAAAATGCAGGCGTGACAAACGCACTGTCTGCCAAGGCTCTGGGATTGACTGATGATGTGAAGCTGACGCCCGAAGTGTTGGCAGACATTCGCGCAAAGGCTGGCAGCGCATACAAGGCCATTGGGGACGAATTGCCCATTCGACCTGCACAAGCTGCTGACTCCCTGACCAACCGACCCGCAGTGGAGGCAATCGACCCCAAGAAAATGGTGTTTGATTTGCGCAAGGCTCGCAACGAGGCAGACGCTTGGTTCAAGTCTTACGGACGCACGGCAGACCCTGATTCGTTGGCAAAAGCAAAGGCGGCAAAGTCCGCAGCCCAAGAGCTGGAGTCTACGCTTGAGAATTACGCAAAATCAATGGGCCGTGAAGACCTGATTCCAGAAATGGCGAAGGCTCGGCAATTGATTGCAAAGACCTACAGCGTAGAAAACGCGCTGAACAGTACCACTGGCAATGTGGACGCCAAGAAACTGGCGCAACAGTTGGCAAAGGGCAAGCCGCTATCTGGTGAGCTGAAGCAGGCCGCAGAGTTTGCAGCGCGATTCCCTAAGGCTGCGCAGACAGTTGAAGGCATGGGAAGCCTGCCACAGACTAGCCCGCTTGATTGGGCGGCTTCTGGTGCGATTGGTGCGGCAACGTCTAACCCCTTGGCTTTGCTGGGTGTGGCTGCGCGTCCTGCTGCGCGTGGTCTTGCTTTGTCGGGGCCTGTGCAGCGTGGATTGTCTGGATCGCAAACGCCAAACAAGCTGGTGCAGTTGCTGAGTAGCCCAGAGGGGCAGCAGTTACTTTATCGGTCAGCACCTCCGCTGGTTACTTCCCGTTAAGGCCTTTCCAGAAGTTCCAGACGATGGCTAAAACGACGATAACGCCAGCTTTTAAAAGCATGTAATCGGTGTATTCCATGTTGCCAAATGTAAAGACTTAATAAAATTCCCGCAACCCTTAACGCTGTGATAGCGCTGGAGTGAAATATGGCTTCTCAATCGGGCGAATTTAACGTCCAGCAATTCAACGACTTGGGCGACCCGCTCATAGGTGGCAGGCTTTACACCTACGCTTATGGGACAACTACGCAAAAAACAGCGTACACCGACCCAGCCGGAGCAGTACCCCACACCTACACCAGCGACGGGCTAGGCGGTCAATACATCGCTTTGAATGCTCGGGGTGAGCTTCCCGCACCTCTTTACCTTGGCAATGGCCCGTACGACCTGACGCTAAAGACAGCAGCGGGCGCAACCATTTGGACGCGACGCGCTCAAGGTACGTTGATTGCCTCAAACATTATTCCGGTGCAGCTTGCATCTGCGGCAACGGTGGATATTGGCGGTCAAGGCGTCACCAGTATTGAGATTACCGGCAACACCAATATTTCCAGCTTCGGGACGAACTATGCAGGCCCGATCTTTGTGCGCTTCCTTGGCTCGCTCACGCTGGTTCACAACTCTGTCACGCTGAATCTTCCGGGCGGCACTAACAGCACCGTTAACCCTGGCGACATTGTTATTGCTTCCGGCAACTCAAATAACAACGGCTGGAACGTGCTGGTGGTTAGCCAAAACAGCTTTGCAAAAACCGGCGTAAACAATGACATCACGGCTTTGACTGCATTGGCAACTGTGCCGACAGTCATTGCCACGGCTATTGCAGCCGGTGCTAATGCAACCCCTACAGTTCGACAAACTGTATTGAATGGCCCCGTTGACACTAACGGATTTGCATCCTTTGGCGGCAGCACTGGAGGCACTACCGTAACGGCTTCTGGCACTTTGACTGCTACAGCGGCTAATGGGACTGCGAACCGCACCGGCTCCATTGCTAATCCGTCTTGGACAAGCCTTTCCACCAACGGCACGATGTACCTCTATCTGGACATTGCAGCAGATGGCACTTGCACCGCTGGCAGCACGACCTTGGCTCCCACTTATCGCTGGGGTGGTGCTGACGTAACCGCAACCAATCAATTCACCTTCAACATCCAAGAAATGGTGGGCAAGGTAGGCAACGGCACCACGGCTGCGCAAGTGTGGCGGGTGTTTGTTGGCGAGGTGACTGTTTCCGGTGGTGTGGTCACTGCTATTGCTTGGTATGCACTGATGGGGCGCTATCAGAGTCCATGGACTGCAACCCTTCCGGCTGCTAGTGCGGCTGTTTCGTTCAACCACAACATCGGCACGGTAGACCTGAGCGTAAAACTGGAAGTGCAATGTACGACTGCTGAATTTGGCTACTCGGTTGGCGATACCGTCACAGAGGTAAACGGCAATACGGGCGGCGTTGCTGCTCCCATTTCAGTTGTTCGCACCAGTCGCGCTGTCGGCTTCACCGTGAGTAACACCGGCTCCATGCTGGTGCTGAACAAAACTACTGGTGCAAATGCCACTATGACGCTAGCAAGCTGGCGTTACCGCATGACCGCGCAGCGGGGGTGGTAAGCATGTGGACTGACGGACAAGGCTTTTTTTACTCCGGCGATTGCCGTGAAGGTCATCGGGAAGCTACGCCGCAAGAAGTTGCTACATGGGAACTGTCAAAGTTACCAAGCCCACAGGAGCAAATTGATGCACTGGAGCGCCAGCAACTCATGCTCCGTGCTACCCGTGAATTCATGCTCACTTTTATGGAGCTGAATGCGCCCCCTGAAGTCTTGGCGGTGAATCCTGGCTACCAAGCAGTCAAAGCCTTTGATAACCAGATAAAGACTCTGAGGGACAAGCTGTGATCTTCCTATTCCTCATCCTCCTAAAGCCTGCCCTGCAATGCGTTGAATCTGGCAAGTGGTGGCTCTTTTGGGCTGTGCTGCCTGCTTACCTGCTTGATGTGTTCATTGCTCACACGACATGGGCGCTGGTTTTCGGCTGGCCTAAGCGTGGCGAGTGGACGATTTCCCACACGCTGGAGCGCATCGTTTCAGAACACAAACACCCGCGCTGGTTGCTCGCTGCTGCCGTCGCTCAGGAAATCAATACCGTGCAGCGCGGACACATCAAGGCCATGTCATGAGCGATATAGACCCCGTTCAATTCGGAGCGCTCACAGCGCAAGTCACCACGCTTGAAAAACAGGTGGAGAGCCTGTCAAACGATGTGAAAGCCTTGCTAGAACTTGCCAACAAATCTAAAGGCGGCTTCTGGATGGGTATGGCAATCGCCTCCGCAATCGGGGGCTTTGTCTCTTGGATGGTCTCTAACTTCCATGTGAGCATCAAATGACTTGGTTCGACCAATGTTTTGACAAGCTGATCTCGCATGAGGGCGGCTATGTAAACGACAGTCGCGACCCTGGCGGTGAAACCAAATATGGGATATCGAAACGGGCCTACCCTCAAGTCGATATCAAGAACCTGACGCTAGACGCAGCCAAGGCCATTTACAAGCGGGACTATTGGGATAGAGCGCAGTGCGACAAGCTCCCTCCGCAGCTTGCCTATCTGCTGTTTGACGCTGCTGTTAACAGTGGCATTGGGCAGGCTATCCGCTTCCTGCAACGTGCGCTAAACGTGGCAGACGATGGGGTTATTGGCCCCATGACCATTGCAAGCATTAACAGATTGGATCCGGAGTCCATCTGTGCGCGATTCATTGGGCAGCGCTTGGAGTTCATGACAAAGCTGACCACATGGGACACCTACGGCAAAGGCTGGGCACGCCGACTTGCTGACCAGCTCAAGGGGGTTTAAATGGATCCAATCTCTATTGCCTTCAGCCTTGCTCAGTTTGCACCCCAAATCATTAAATGGATTACGGGCAGCGACAAAGCCGCAGACGCAGCCGGTGCAGTGGTTGACATTGCCGAGACGGTAACGGGCCGCAAAGGTTCGGAAGCCTTGGACGCACTCAAGGCAGACCCCGCACTTGTCTTGCAGTTTCGCCAATCCGTGATCGCTCAAGAGGCCGAACTAGACAAGGCATATCTGGCAGACCGTGCAGACGCTCGCAAGCGCGATGCCGTGTTTATCAGCTCAGGCACACGCAACTACCGTGCCGACTTCATGTTTTTGCTGGCAGTGGGAATGATCGCCGGTTTGGTGTGGCTTGTCTGGAAAGACCCAAGCATCAATGAGTACATGAAGGGCATTTTTACCCTTGTATTAGGCCGGTTCCTTGGCTACTTGGACAACATCTACAACTTTGAATTTGGCAGTACACGGACTAGCAAGGCGAAAGACGCGACCATCGAAAACCTAACCCGATAGGGGGATTTATGCGCAACGTACTCATTCTGGCTTCACTTGTAGCCGCATCAGCTACAGCCCAGACACCCCCCGTAGAGGTAGGAGCCATGTGCGACAAGCACGGCAACATTTTGATAGCAGTCGCAGCGCATCAGGCCGGACTCTACAAGTTCACGCTCCCCGTTAACTTTTGCGGTGTGGGCGTTTAGCCATTCATAGATATGAGCAAAACCCCGATTCCTATTTATAGCTCTACGTGTGCAGATTGCCGACTGTGCCAAGAGACTGAAGACGGCGTTACCTGCTGGGCAATGCCTCCCCGTATTGAAGATGAATATGTAGTGCGCGGCGTGACCACGGAGCTAGATGGTCATGAGTGCTATTACTTCAAACCGAAGCTTTCAGCATGAACTACAAAGACCTCACGCAATACGCCACACAGCGCGAGCTTGACTACATCGAAGCCCTAGACAAGCACGGTAGCACCCGCAAGGCTGCAAAGGCGCTAGGCGTGGCTCGAAGCGGCTTCTGTGAGGCTCTGGCACGGCTCAAGAAACGCGCAGCCCTTAAAGGCTACAGCCCCGAACACGACATGGTTCATACCGTGCCGGATGGCTTCAAGGTCAAGGGCGTGTCCACCTACTACAACGCAGAAGGAAAACCGTCAGGCCAGTGGGTGAAGTCTTCGGCTGACGCCGAAAGACAAGCAGAAATGATGCGGGAAATGATCGATGCCATGTGCAGAGACGTTCCCAAATTGGGTACGGTCATACCCCCAGAGGGTACAAGTTCCAAGCTGCTGAACGTGATTCCTATGGGTGACCCGCACCACGGTTTGTACGCATGGGCGGCGGAATCGGGCGACGATTTTGATAGCGAGATTGCCCGCAAGCTAACCCTTGGCGCAGTAGATCGCCTCATGGCGGCCGCTCCCAATGCTGAAACGTGCGTCATTCTTCCTCTGGGTGACGTTTTCCACGCCAACGACCAAAGCAACGTAACGCCAGGACACAAGCACCAGTTAGACGTTGATTCGCGCTTTGTGAAGGTGCTAGGCATTGGCATTGAGACTTACCGCTACGCAGTCATCAAGGCGCTAGAAAAGCACCAAAAGGTAATTGTCCGGTTTGTCTCTGGCAACCATGACCCGCAGGCAGTGTGGGCGTTGGCCTTCACCATTCAGGCGTATTTCTCTGATAACCCTCGGGTAACGGTTGACTTGTCACCCTCTAAATTCTGGTTTCACGAATTTGGAAAGGTGCTGATCGGCGCAACCCACGGCGATACAGTGAAGCATGAAGCGCTCCTAGGTGTGATGGCTTGCGACAAAGCCGAAGCATGGGGCCGCACCAAACACCGTTACTGGTACACCGGACACGTTCACCACAAGAGCGTTAAAGAGTTCCCCGGCGTTGTGTGCGAGTCTTTCCGCACCCTAGCAGCAAAAGACGCCTATGCAGCGGGACACGGCTACAGGGCAGGGCGGGATATGCAGTGCATCACGCACCACATTGAGCATGGAGAGATTGAACGGCATCGGTGCGATGTCGGAATGATTGAGGCTTAAAGGGTACGCACAATCTGCGTATCCCCAAGGGTGTGCGCTATCTGTACCCCCTTTCGACTCTAACCAGTCGTTATACCGCTCGGCCATCTATGGGGAAATCCTATAGTTGAATACCCGCCATTACGGGTATTTGATTTGTCAGGAAATCCAACAAATGGCAAGCTGCCTGCTAGCCCCCTAAGCTATTCACAAAGCTATTCATTACTCTATTCACGAATAGCGAATGGCGCTTAAATGTGCTGGGGATTTTTTGGCATATCGCATAGAAACGGGCGTATCCATGTACTGTATGAATCGACATGGGCCCAATATCCATGCGGGTTCCGGCGTAGTTGGTAGGTTCTATGCCTCACTCGAAATCAAGCGTACCGCAAGGTACCGAGGGTTCGAATCCCTCCTTCTCCGCCAATGTAGATAAGCGTCTAGTGCTATTAAATTGATAGCCTAGGCGCTTTTTCTTTGTGTGATGCTGGGGATTTTCTGCCCGATCTTACCAACTGCTGCCGTTAGCGTTTCCGTGGCTAGGTGGCTATATCGCTTCGTACTTCTGGCGTCCTTATGCCCCAGAACCGCCCCCACGGTGTACAAGTCAACCCCGTTATTCACCATTTCTGAGGCGCTGGAATGCCTCAGATCGTGAAAGTGCAAGTGTTTCAGCTTGGCGGCGTTTCTGGCGTTCTCCCAATTGCGTGTGAGCGTGCTTTTGGGCATCGGCTTAAACCTACGGGCGCACACTGCAACCTTTGGATGGATTGGCACTATCCGAGGGTTTCCGTTCTTCGTGTCTCTCAGCACCCATGCGGTGCCGACCACTTCAGCCCGAAGAATCTCCCCCATTCGCATTCCTGAGTAAAAACCCATCCTGATTGCCATGCGTGCGTTTTTGTTGTGGCACTGTCGGCAGATCGCGAGCATTTCCGCACGGCTGGCGTAGTAGTGGCGCTCGTTCTTCACTTCGGGCACCACCACCCGAGCGGCTGGGTCACTCTCTGCCATGCCGTGATGTTTCCATCCCCAGCGACATGCAGCGGTCATGTAGCGGATTCTCAGCCGTATAGACGCATCAGAGAGGGGCTTTCCATCTTGGCGGGTGGCTTTGGTCTTGTAGTCCTTGCAGACCTCAGCCAGGCTGCTTATGGGCTTGCCTATGTAGTACGGCGCAAGCCTAGCCAGCTCCTCATGCACGGTGACGCCTGATTTGAGCTTGGGAATGCGCTCGGACACGTACTTGGCAACGGCTTGGTCAATCGTGAAGTTTTGCCGCTCTATGCTGGTTGAGACTGCAAAGAGTTTCGCTGACTCCTTTCGATCATATTTATCAGCTTGGGCTTTGCTCCAATCTTTCGGAAGGCTTTTAACAACTCTGATCCGCTTCCCTTCAATGAGACGGTCGAACTCAAAGACGAACGTGCCGCGCTTTTTATCTCTGTAAATCGACATTGATTTTTGTACTCCATAACGTCTGAGGCGTCGAAGATGATCCGACTCCCAATCCGAGTGCAGGGGATAGGGCCATGGGGTGCAGCCAGCTTGTAGACCATGGCGCGGGATACTTCAAGCTTCTGGGCTGTTTGCTTAACGTCCATAGTTGTTTTTTCCTCGTAGGAATGAGCCAATTCTTAGGGTGACTATGTTTGTTTGGGCATCCATAAACTCCCCAAACAGCACCCATGAAAATTGCTTTCTCATTTTTCGCATCTTCATGATTTGCTATCCCTTTGAGTCTTCACTGGCTTGCTTATGAGCATCTACGGCTCTATCAATCGCCTCTGGATATGCAGCGCGTATTACCTCTATTGCTGGCTCCACATTAATCTCATCCTCAAGCGCTTTGCGAATCTTTATTGATAACGAGCGCGGAATGTGCGCGTGAACCAAGACGCGTCCACATAGGTTCCGCAACGCAGCTGTCTCTTTTCTTAGATCGTTAATCTCACGCTGCAAAAGAACTTGATTGGTAAGGTTTTCGCGCTGATCCTTTATCCACCCCTCAATTTCTTCAGCTTGTTTTTTGATGGTAAAGGTGGCAATAGCAACATCAACCGCCATTTCTGGCTGAGTGCATTCCACTCGCTTTAGTTTGGTGACTAGATACGGTATGTTCACTTCCCTTCCTCCTTCTGTTGCTCGGGATAGAGCTTCAGCTCCTCCGTTGTATCAATCAATTCAGCCACTCTGCGACCCCAATCAATCGCATCAAAGGCTTTGCTGAATGCTTCGTGGTCTGTTGACCTTTGGGTTGAACCCTTTCCTCCGTCGCTCATAGCACCTCCCCAATGGCTGCGGCTGCTCTCACGATTGCGCGGCGGGTGGCGGCGTATCTATCGCCATCTATTGGCACTTTGTTATTAATGCACCAAAACCCCCCGAGCTTTTCACAATAGACCGACGCGTTTTCATCGCCACAAGCTGGAACAATACGCAGCTTCACAGCCAGCCGCAAAGCCTGCCCGTCATCCTCCAAAGGATTCCAAGGCCATGCGCTCTCTGGGTCATATTCGCAATCGGCTGCTAGTGCCGCTTTCTCCAATAGCTCTCTATCTGTCATGTCTGCTCCTTTGCGCGTGCTGCGTCCTCTTTGGCATGGTCAACCATGAACGAGGCGCGGTTGTAGCTGATTCTTAGATGGCGCTGAACCAACGAAACACTGTATTTCTGGTGCTTCTCTATTAGCTCCAAAGCATCGGCATACATTGGGTCATTTCTGCCCATGGTCACTAGGTCTAGTGTTGCGTAAGCCGGTGCGCAAAAGCTCCGAATTGGATGTTCGTCAATTTCCTTGCGCAACATCTCTATCTCAGCCTTCAGAGGTGCGGCTACAAGCTCCGCAAAGCGCTCAAGCTGCTCCACGTTGAATGTGTGCGTTGGGCGGCCTGGGTAGTGCCGGTTTGTGTACGGCGTTGCTCCAGCCTCTCTAGCCAGTTTGATGATGTCGGTCATGCTTTCGCCTCCGGTGGCGTTGGCATGGGCATCCAGTGGGTCGGCATCCATGACGCGCCCCAAACATGCCACCCACTGTCATCCTGATAGCCGCACTTGATTCGCCAATCGTTTGAGCCATAAAACTCCCCAGCAACCAGAACAATCTGCTCAATTGGCGCTGATTCAATCGACTGCCATGCTGGCTCCGCTTGCTTGGGTGCTGCCAGCTTGAAGTTTTGCGCCATTGGTGGCAAAGCAAACACGGCTTTGGCTAGGTAGGCATCATCAGCATCAGGGCCGAACCACTGCGCGCACCAGTCTTTCCACTCATTCGGGCCAGTTGTCCATGCGACGCATTTGTCTACCGGCTCTTGTGCTTGCTTGCCTGCTTTGACGCCAGCTTCATAGATCGCGTGATCCCTAGCGGATGTCAGTACTGTGCCGACCGTCACAGGCTCTTGCGCTTGCTTGGGTGCTGCTGCAAGCATTGCGCTGTAGATGATCGTCACGCGGGTGCCTTTGCTTGGTACATGATCAAGATTCTTCATTTCCGGCTCGTCGCGCAGCCATTGCGGTATCTCGGTTCCGCAGCGCTCCAGATGCTTAAACAAGCTGCCAGCGGTGTGACGCCCATCCATGTCTAGCCACATCATCACGTCGCGGGCTAGTCCATTCCATTGCGCCTCGGTGGGTATTACCGGCACCAGCTTGTAGCCTTCTGGCTCCGCTTGCTTGGGTGCTGGTTGGGTGTAGAGCGCCTCAAACTCGCACAGCGGCGGCGGCGTGTCGTGGCGGGTGTAGGTTTCCTCGCCGTTATGGACTTCACCAGTTGCGACAAGGTACACGCACTCCACCGGCTCTTGCGCTTGCTGATTTGCCGCAAGCCATTCATCCATCATCTTTCCAACGTCTTCCCAGCCATCGGCGTGACGTTCGATCAGGTGCCATGCCGTTGTTCCATCCATGCCAGCCCAATTCTGCGAGTTATCTGGAACTGTGGCGGCAGGCTCTTGCTGCGCTTGCTTGATGGCGGTGATGGCTTCCCGTGCAACAGATGCGCGAGACGCTGCATACCCGCGCACCTCGTCAAAAAGCCCCATGTAGGTCTCTACGCGCTCTCCGCTGGCGTCAACGTAATGCCTTTTTCCTGCAAGACGGCTGATTGTTTCCAGTGATGTAGCGGCTTCTTCCAGCGCAAGTGCTAATACGTCTTTGGTGGTCATAGCGTTTCCTTCATAGCTCGGATGGCTTGAGCGCGTTCGTATGCCATTTGGATGCGGCCCACGCACTCCCCACGGGACTCTGTATCGGTGCAAGTTTTGTAGCGCTCCTCGTAAGTTGCCTGCTCGTTGTCGCACTCCTTCGCAGCTTCCTCCAGCAAGTCGCGCCCGTACTGTTTCATTTGCGCTTCGGTGAAGCCATCGGCGCTGCCTTGAAAGCCTGATTCACTCGCAAAAGAACCGCCTTGCAGGTGGGGTTTAGGCATCTTCATGCTGGCCTCCCTGCAACACTTCCACGCCTACCAGTTCGCGCAGGTCGTAGCTTCCAGCGTTGTCATGTCCACCGCCAAGCAATGCGGCCTCAAGCTCAGGACACTCCGCATCTACCGTTTCAAAGGTGCTAGTTCCAACGGTTCGCCCGTTGTCCATGTGCCGTTTGATGATGAATCGAATCATTGCTGGCCTCCCTTGTCTTGGATTCCGTGAGCGGCTTCGATGGCTCGAGCACCAGCCATATAGCCCTTGTGCCAGCAATCCCGAAAGCGCAAAGCGTTCCAGTCGCCTTCATCTTCGTTGTGCGCCATTAGGCTAATTTCCACATCTTTCAGTGCAATCAACGGCTTACAAGGTAGAGGCCAAGGGTCAACCGCAGAAATTATCCTGTTTAGGCATTCTTGGGCTGTGATGCCATTTGGCGGCAAGTAGTCACGCACAGCAACCAGAACCACAGACAAGGGCTGGCGCTCATCAGCTTCCAGAGTCGCCAGCTTTGCAGCAAGGGCGTCACATTTAGCCTGTGCAGCTACGCACGAATCCGCGACAAGATCAAAGTCAGCCTTTATCCGCTCGTTCTCTGCTTGCAGCGCTTGAATGGCATCGGCGGCTTCTCTTTGTGTGATACGTGCAGCATCTGTCTGTGCGCCTTCACCTGCATAAACGCGCAGTCGTTCAATCAGTGTCATTTCGGCTCCTTGAGGGTGAATAGGGGAGTTCCAGCCGGTGCATGGAATTCTTCCCATATCTGAGAAGATTCAACAAAACCAAAGTGACCAGCAGGCTCCGCACTAAGCTGGCTTGCTGCTCCCTGTGCGTAGGCTTGGCGTAGTTGGTCGGCGGTGTAGTACGGCTTTTTCTTATCAAAGATTTGCGGCTGAAAGTAGTTAGGCTCTGGTAACTCCGCACTAGCCAGCTTTGCCAGAATCGCTTTCTCTGCTACATCAAGCGCAAGCTGAAAGCAGTCATAGAGGCTCATCGTGTCGCCAGCAAGTGCAGCGGGGCCAAGATGCTCTAGCACCAATAGCGCTTTGTCATCGTCACTCAGTAAGCTCATACATCCTCCTTGGGGCCGTAGCCCTGTTGTTCACTTAATCGTCAGGCGGTCTTTGCGCACGATTCGCGCACCTTGCACGGCCTCACCGGCCAGGATTGCGGCTCTGATCTTTGTCTTGCTTGGTGCTGGTGGCTTGGGGTCACTCAGTAGGGCAGGGGGGAAGGTTGCCCCTGCTTCAATCTCTACCGACTCGTCACGGTCTGGGTACAGCTTCACAATGAATGAACCGTCTGTAGCCTTCAGTTCACTGATTCCGCTAGCCTTCATGTTCTCGGCCAGATATTCCCTAATGCGCTCCGCTTTGCGCTCTAGAGAGATTTGCAGCAGCTTGATGCGCTCAATCGCTTGCCTTGCTTGCTGTGCGTCTGCTTCACAGTTCAGAACGTAAGCGGCTACTTGATTAGCCTTGCTGCTCCACAGTGCGCGGCATTGTTCAAACGCTGGCAGTGCTTCGCCTGTCTCTGGGTCAAATGCGTTGTCCAGTGATTGGCGCAGATCGTCGGTGAGTTGGTAGAGACTGATATTCATGATTAGTCCTGAGAGAAGGGGCCGAAGCCCCGTTGGTCAAAATGGGATTTCGTCAAAATCAGCCGGTGCCGCTGGTTGCCTTGCTCGGGCTGCGTCATGCTTCCGGTTGGTCTGCGGTGCTTCTTCGCGCTTACCGCCTTGCAACTTCAGATCGTTAACCCGCAAATCCATGCTGGTGCGCTCTTGGCCGTTCTTGTCGGTGTAGGTGCGCTGCGTCACTGTTCCCGTAACCGTCACGGCTTGGCCCTTGGTTAAGTAGGGTGCGAGTGATTCGGCACGTTTCCCGAAAAGCTGGCAGTTCCACCAGATCGTGGGCTTGTCTTTGCCTTGGTCATCTGCAACGCTGAAAGACGCTACAGGGTCGCCATTGGGGAGAAAACGAATCTCTGCATCTTTGCCGAGTCCACCGGCTACCATCAAGCTGTTCATGCTGTTTCCTTTTCTGTGAGTTGGTTTTTGCGCTCGTCGTAAGCGCTCTTGATTGCGACCTTTTCCACCTTGTCTGCCATCTTCCAAGCAGCGCCAAAGTGGGCTTGCAAGTCGTCCAGCGTCTTAGCGTTCTTGATGACAGAGACGTAATCAACCGCTTGCCGTTGTGCTGGCCTGCTGGCTGCGTTTCCATCGTCATCCTCTGGAGCAATGCCGCAAGCTGCCATCAGGGAATAGCGCCGTGCGTAGGTCATTGCAGAGCCAAACCCTTGCGGGTCGTTCTTGGCTGCTGGAACGTGCAGGGGGCCGCTTTCCAGAATCTCACCTGATTCGTGCATGAAGACGGTTTCCACGGTTACCCCTGTGGGGTCTTGGTGGGTCTTCTGAATCATTGCAATGCCGTTGTTGTTCAGGGCATCAATGACAGCCTCAACGCACGCCGAGAGGTCTGCGTACTTGCTCTTGAAGTGTGCGTTGCTGTTTGTTTTGAGTGCTGGCCCAAACTCCTTCTGGGCTTTGACGAATGCTGTTGCTATGTTTTTCATATGCTTTTCCTAGAGTTAGTGTTAGTGGTAAGCCTTCTTCCATCAGGCCGATCAGGTGTTCTTTCAATCTCATACAACCTCCCTTGTTACCTTCATGCACTTGTCCGCAACCCATTCCAGCTTTACGGATTGGCATGCTTCCTTAGCGCCCGCCTTCTTTCCATCAATGAAGCCCAATGCGCCAAAGCAAATAACAGCAATGAAAATCAAAAGCCCCACTAAAAAACTTTCTGATGCGCTCATACAACCTCCGCATGTTTCAGCGCTAACGTCTCACCGTCATAAACCAGCTTCAGATTGGAGCCAGCAGCTACGGGAAACGCATCGGATATGCCTGCAACCTTGTATTCACCAATCGTTGCAATAGGCCGAGCAATGCTGAATAGAACAATGTCGGGCTTTGGCTTTTTCTGTTCGTCACTCATTTGCTGCACTCCCATGCTGTAGTTGCGGAAAGACGAACGCCCCAAGCATTTCGCCGGTAGAGCTTGAACAAGAACCAGAACTTAGAAAGCCGGTTCTCTTTCTTCCATTTGCGCTCTGTCATGCTGTCTCCTTCGCTTGCCTTGCCGCTTTGTTCTTTGCCACTTGATTGCAGTCCCGCAAGCAATCGCGCACTTGAATGCTCATGCCTTCGGATAAATCGTTGTGGTAGCGGTTAAGCAGCGTTTGAAGAAGAAAACCAGCGCCGATAACGATGTCTTCAAGTCGCTCCGCTTTCTTTGTTGGGCTTTTGCTCATGACCACCCCCCAAGCAGCACCGGCAGATAGCCAGACATCAGCAAGAACACACAGCCAAAAGCAGCCACAGTGCCGACCAGAGCACGCACACGCCAAGGACTGTGGTTCTCGCGCAGGTTGCCGAACTCGTCAAAGTTGCGTTTGTATTGGTTCATTGCTGCTCTCCTTCTGCTTTCTTCACAATTGCGCGCGTGCGTGGCATCACTTCGGACGCGTTGAAGCCATGCCGCTCATAGAAAGCAACGTCGCCCAAATCAAGCGCGTCTAGATGCCACTTCAAAGCCTCCAGAAGCTTAGGCGCTGCGGCTATTAGTCGGGCGTTGGCAAGCGCAACGATTCGTCCTTCTTCTTCATCGTCGCCAAAGTCGTATGCGTCCAAACTAACAATGGTTTTGCAACCCCTGATGCGGCTTCTAGTAACTTCGCCCACAGGATTACCGCCCATCACATCAAAATCGTCTCTTTCTAAGAGTTCAGATTCGATTTCGTCCTTGTCCATGCCTTCCTCTTGCATGGCTCGCTCTTTCCAGATGAACCAAGGCCCTTGTGTGTGCTTAGTCATACAACTGCATTCCCAATCTCCGCAGCATTGCGGTCTATGTAATCAGCCGCTACCGCTTCGCGCAGTGCAGCAACGAGTGGGCATTCGCTATTCGCAAACACCGAAAGAAGCGCATCTAGTGGCTTTCCGTAGGTCATGGCGTCCTTGATTGCTTCATCCATTTCTAGGTGGGTAATCACTACCCTGTCATTCAGTCCAAGCGGAAGGGGAAGGCTCAGGCGCTTGGGGTGAACCTTGCGCACTGTCACTGTCAGCAGCTCGCGTATCTCAGCGGCTGCGTGTTTCTCAGCCTTGATCTGCCGAGCCAATAAGCTGTCTTGCATATCGACAATCTCGTCGGCGTGGGCTATTGCGTCTAAGTGCATGGTGTTGCTCCTAAGTCGTGTGATGCGTGAATAGAAGATCGCGTCCAGCTTTTGCGGCAACTCCTGCCATCTCTTCGGACTGGTAGTAGCCAAAAACTTTCATCTTTCCGTTGACACTTGCGTAGGCTTTCCACTTCTCTTGCTGCTTGCACCAGCAAACCCCGCGAAACTTTGACTTTCCGTAAACCTTTATTCGGTTTTGAGAGTTTTGTTGTCGTGTTACGCACCGTAAGTTTTCAAGGCGGTTGTCAACTCTGTTTCCGTTGATGTGATCAACGTCATGCTCTGGCCATGTTCCTGTTTCGTAGAACATTGCAAGCCGGTGTGCGCTGTAGTAGCGGCCATACACGTAAACCTTGATGTATCCGCGCGTTCCCAATGAACCAACGGGAACTGCATTGCCGCTTGCATCAAGTTTTGTGATGTTGAAAAACTGGCCTGTTTCCTTGTCATATCTAAGTAGCCGAAGCAATGCAGCGTGATCAAACAAGCGCTTTGGCTTTTTTGCTGCTTTTGCGTCGCCTCTTCTGCGAATCTCTGCAAGCAATTCCTTGGTGGTAAAAGCTGACAAATCCATAAAGACTCCTAAAAACAGAAGCACCCAAATAGATGCTTTTGTTTTCCCTCTCTTGCGAAAGGGCACGCCATCGCCAGGGCGCTATGCAACTTCCATTCGTTGCCTGTTCCATGTTTCCAGCCGTGGTAGCTGCTCGCTGTGGGGCATTCCCTTTGCTGCTCCGCATTTGTTTGCGGCATGGGTGTATTAAAGCATTCTTTCTTTAAACATGCAAGCATTCTTTAAATTTATTTTTTAGAGGTGCTGCAAAGTTCTGGAAAACTTGGCGCTTCAAAAAGGGAGTGATCTATGAAGAAAATCTTTAGCGCCTTGGCGCTTGCCTTGGCTGCATCCGTCTCGATGGCTCAAAACGTTTACCGAATGGAGTACGAGACGCAGGTTCCAGCGACTGACTTATCTGGAACCGTCTTCAATGCCGAACTGCTATCAAGCATCAGGAACAGCAAGCTCTTAAATGTGGGAACTGGCTTCCCGTTGCCAAGATTGCGTGTGTCGGTTCGGACACTAACAATCAGCGAGCTTTCAACGCGCGTGAGTGTCTGGGATGTTCTGTTTCTTTTGGATCAGGAAGACGGAACGTCCACCTACTTGGGGTCGTGGCCAGGCTATTCAGACGACGAATCTTCCAAGATGTTTGCCAAAAGCATTGCCTCAAAAATCGTCAAACAAGTTGAAGAATTTGAAGCTTCGCAATCTCAAAAGAAGTGAAATATTTGCTTATCAACCAGACCCGCTTCGGCGGGTTTTTTCTTGTCTGCGCTCAAAAAATGACAAATTCACAAAACCGCTTTTGTGATTCCGTTGGCTTGACGCGAATCAACAAAGTACAGGCGTGAAAAATGTCACTTTTTTGCTGACCAATTAGTCAATTCACTCTAATGGGGGAGTGTTAACCCTGTAACTGCTTGTAAGAATCGCAATTCAGGGAGGGGTTATGCACTTGGTTTACAAGGGTGCAAGCGCCAAGTTAAGGCGTTTGTCTATTTGGGATTGCAACTACTCGGGGCCGCTAGATCGGCACACATCGGTAACGCTTGGAAGGTACGTCAGGGGGGTGAC